TTCGCGTTTAAACTCTGCGCTGAAATTTCTTTTTTTCATTATGGCACCTGTGTTGTTCTGAGGTGAGCATATCACCTCTGTTCAGGTGGCCAAATTCAGTAAACCACTTCAATCACCTGGTGGAGTTGGTAACTGAACTGCGCGATGAACAGGGGATGACATTCAGCGAAATCAGAAAGTACATCCGGGACACGACCGGGATATCCCTTAAAAGATGGGTCCTCGCCCGGCTTTACGCACGATATACCGCCGCTGACACCGTGCTTTGCGAACTGCTACCGGACTGAGTAACCACTATGCACACACAAAAAAACCGCTTGCCATGCCGCAATCAGTCAGGTTACATTTCCGCTGCACCTCATAAAACGGGTGCCGGGATTGCAACCCCCGCTGACAAACGAAGCGCACAACCGCGCCAGCGGTTTTTTTGTGCGTACCGTATCGCCACGTCTTTTTCGCACCAGAATTATGGTGGGGCGTACGGGGCCGACTTCGGTCGGGCCGGTTTCTTCGTTTGCCGGTGGTTGCAACCCTGTACGTCTCGCCACCCAGAATTGCAACCTCTGGATGGTGAGTATCCAAAAACTCACAAACGAAGAGGCCAAACACCATGGCAAACCGCAAACAACAGCGCGCATACGCTGCGCGTCGTCACATCCAGACTGAAATCAACCGCAGACTTTCCCGCGCATTCCGCGTCGCGCATATCATGCACATCAATATGCTGCATGAGCGCAGCCACGCACTGTCAAACATGTATTCCGCCGCTGTATTCAGCTACCTGGCGGATGACCTGCGCAAGCTGCAGGACCTCATTAACCAGCACTACCACCACTAATCAACATCCCGGAGCCATCCCGCCCCCGTACGCGGGAGGCTTCCGCACGTCCGTTTCCGGAGGTTCTCATGAAGAGCGTTAAGGGACTTTCAGATATTCAGGATTTTTTTAACTGGATGTGGGCGGTGGATCCACGCCTCGCTTCCCGTCTCAATGACCTGCATGACTATTACCGCCGCGCCTGTAAACAGGCCGCCAGCAGCGCCACCACATACGGGAATTTTTCCTTCACCGTTGATGACCGTTACCGCGTGGATGTCAGAGACCAGAACCACAGCATGGTGCTGGGCCTGTTCCACATCAACGGGTGCGACAGCAGCGTTATCAGCTGGTCATCGTCAGAAATGGTGCTCGTTCTGGAAATGACCACCCACAGCGTGGTCGTGAAAGGGATTAAAACAGCAGAAGACTTTATCGCTGAATACCAGCGCCTTCTTGTGCTGTACCGGGCTGCATTTGAGAAGGCAACAGCAGGGGAGTAAGCGGAATGAGCCATCACCACACGCACCTGGCGTACCCGTGGAACGCCCCGCTGCCGGTTATTGATCCTGAGACATTCGGCAGAGCATTACCGCAGAAGCCAACCGCATTACAACGGGCAATCCGTGACTACCTCACCGAAGACATTCGCACTGAGGCCCGGCTGGATGAAGAAACCGTGGCCTTCCTGACAACCACGGACAAAGGTAAGCAAATTAATTCACACCTTCACCGGGACGAAGAGCGGCAGATAAGGCTGGATAAGCTGGCACGACACAGACGCGAAAATCCGCCAACGGCGGTATCGGAGGCGATAGCCGAACTTCGCACCCTGCCCTCGTTTCTTGCCAGTGTGTTGATCCGTGATCTGGCACGACTGAACCGGAAACAGCAAAGTGCCCGCAGTGAAGGTGTAAAAAACAACAGCGCATACGTGGCCGATAATTTCGTTCGCCGTGGACTGCGTGCGCGCCTGAAACGTATTGAAAGGGTTAACGACCGCTTTGCAACGCCGGCATTCAAAACCACCGTCGTGCGCCATCGCCTTGAAGAACTGCTCACACTGCCGCAACTCACCCGTGACGAAATCCAGCGCATCGCCACACTGACAGCCCAGGCATTCGCCGCAGAATTTGAACGCATATGTGATGAAGTTCTTGAACGGACAGGCAAGGATAATGACAGCCCTGTTATCTGGCTGCTGGCCTACCAGAAGGTGGCACGCACAGCCTTAATTCTGGGCGTGGTCCCGCCATACTGGCCGGAACTCGAAATCAGGCACAACCGACGCACACCGCCGGACCCTGAACGGGTTCCGGGTGCGGTACTGCGCATCACCTGCGCGACCTGGTGGAACAACCAGTTACGCCACGTCGCCGATCTCTGGCGGGAGGAGTTACTGCGCGCCGCCGGCAGAGTGTCACGTAAACAATCCCCCTATATCAGCCATGAGTCACTACTGGAGTTCCGCGAGAAGCGCCAGCGCACCCGTGACTTTCTCAAAAGCTGGGATATTGAAAACGAAGACGGCGAGCGCCTGAGTCTGGAGGACGTGTACTGGGCTGGCCTGGGTAATCCACGCAACCGCCGCAATGAAATGATGGTCTGCGTCAGAGGGATGGAGATGGTGGCCGAATTACGGGCTGACGTCGCATTCTTCATCACAGTAACCACCCCTTCCCGCTTTCACAGCGTGAACGAGAACGGCAGCCTGAACCCGAAATACAACGGTGCCACAGTACGAGATGCCAGTGATTATCTGGTTTACGACTTCTTCGCAGCCGTAAGAAAAAAAATAAAAAAAGAGGGGCTGGGCTGGTACGGCGTGCGAACCGCTGAGCCACACCATGACGGCACGCCACACTGGCATATGCTGGTATTCACTTCCCCGGAGAACGCAGAGCGCATCATCGAAATTATGCGCGAAGCAGCAATTAAATCAGATCGCCACGAACTGGGGGACGATATTTCACCGCGCTTTAAATGCGAGAAGATAGACCCGGAAAAAGGCACACCGGCAAGCTATATCGCAACCTATATCGGTAAGAACCTGGACGCCAGCGCTTTCCACAACAATGATCCGAAAACCGGAAAACCTTACGTTGATGAGGAATCCGGGAAAACCATGGCGGAAACCGTGGAGAACGCCATTGCCTGGGCAAGCCTTCACCGCATCCGTCAGTTCCAGTTTTTCGGCATTCCGCCCCGCCAGGTATGGCGTGAACTCCGCCGCCTTGCAAGCCAGATGGAGCGCAACCCGGCATCACCGAAGCACCTCGATCATGACGATATTGACGCCATTATGGCTGCCGCAGATGTGGGATGTTTTGCCACCTACATCATGAAACAGGGTGGTGTGCTCATTCCGCGCAACCAGTATCTGGTCCGCACCGCATACGAAACCGCAGACGAAGCCAACGACTACGGTGAATTCCCTCAACGTATCTACGGAATCTGCGCCCCGTCGCTCGGAGAGCGGTACACCATATGCACCCATCCGGACGAGTGGAAACTGGTTAAAAAAGAAACAACACCAGACAACCGCACGGGCGAGGGTTTTGACCTTCAGGGCGACCCCGTCGCCCCTTGGACTCGTGGCAATAACTGTCCCCGGGATGAAAAAACAGACAATCACGGACCAGAAAACAGGCAGGACCCCGGACGACTGACGCTTCCCGAAGAGAACCTGGAAAGCTGGCTGAATACGTTAAGCAGGGGCGATCGGAGAAAACTGCGTAATCAGATTAAAAATCAGCCGTCGGGCGCAAAAACCGGACAAAACGACACCACACCGGCATCTGACACCCCTGTAAGGGTGGGGATTGTCGTGCCTGCGGATACCGCGACGGACACGCAAATCGCCCGCGAACTTGATGCGCTGGGTGTGCAGTTGCCTGACGCGGCCATCATCTCCGTGCGTAACGGTGCCCGTGTGCGTCTGGATAACGGGGGAACAGCGTACTGGGATGAGTCAGCCCGTCACATCATCACAGAGCAGCCAGTGGAGGCGGGAGCATGACGCGATTTTGCTGCACCATGCAGCGCCCACAGTTTGAGGCCATCATGCGCCAGCGTATGCCGGTGCTGACACTGTTCAGGCCTGCCACAAGGCCACAACCGGGCGACGAGCTGGAAATCACGATAGTCAGCCCCGATCGCACCACGGAGACCACCATCGCCGACATACTCAACAGGCGGCCGGGCAGCGAGAGCCATAGCTGGACTGTCGTCATTCGTCCGCGCCGTTCGCCGGAGGAACCGGAGCCGTGCACGCCTGCCGGGAAAATCATGCAGAGATATCACGAAGAGCGGACACGCAGGCACAACGGCGGACTGGCCAGAACACTGAACACAGTCAATCACAAGGCCGCGCTGGCGCGAATGGTCTTTTCACCACAACGCAATTCATTCGCCAGACCAGCACAGAACGGGAGGAAACAACAGTGAGCAGAATATTACTTTTTCTGCTGTTTTTCGCGCCATTCGCACAATCAGCCACGCCGAACTGCGTAGCGAAAAAGAGCAACACCGTTGTCATTGTCCAGTGTGATGACGGCACGGTAACAATCACCGACTCGAGCAAAGGAAGCGTCATTGTCTGCCGTAAAGAGAAACCCTGTCAGCGAACCGAACTTTGAAGGAAAAATATATGAACAGGAAACAGAAGCAGGAACTGAAAGGCTTCTTACGTAAAGAAATTGCCAGGCTGGAAGATGTGGAATCTCAGTCATCAGATATTCCATTCGGAATGGATATCAACGACGCCTGTATGCTCCAGGTATACCGCATAGCTCAGGCTGCACTACAGGTAAAACCGTCAGATGGACTGGTTAGAGCAGTACGTTTCTATGAACTGGTAAAGCGTGAGAATCCGCCAGTCGAAACCGGAGCATGGCAAGACGCTGTTGACTGGGTGCTCAAAGAGGCTTGTCAGGTTGTAAACACTGGCATCAAAGGAGACTGATATGGCTATTGCCGCAAGTTACACCATGCATCTCTATTGTGATTGTCGCCAGTGTACAAATGGTAAATATCAAACGCCAGACTTCGGTGAATATATCGGTACGTCATGGACTGGCTGTGCAAAAGAGGCGCGTAAGGATGGCTGGCGAATAAGCAAAGACAAAACTCGTGCTTTTGCGCCCGGGCATAAAGTTTTGAGGATTAACAAATGACCACTATAACCAAAGAGCGACTACTGACAATCAGGCAGTGGCGCGAAACATACGGACCTGGTAGCAACGTTGTACTGCCAGCCGAAGAAGCGGAAAAACTGGCACGGATTGCTTTGGCATCGCTGGAAGCAAAACCAATAGGTGCTTTCCACATTGCAGAACAGCAGGTCGATGGCACAAGTGACTACATCAAGGATGGGGAGTACCGCTTGCTGACATCTGAAGAACAAAAGATAGCCCAACTTTTAGGCGATGCATGGAACCTGTATTTTACATTGCCAGTTGAGCATCCAATGGGTAGAGATGAATTTTGCCGGGCAATTCATCATTGCCAAAATATGGTGTTGGCACGCCCTGCCATCAGGGCGCTGGCCAGTAAGGGGCAAGGCTATAAATAGATGAGCAAAACGCCCTCCTCCAGGGCGTTTATTTCAATGCACAATAGTGCACAAATTTGCACAATTTTTTTGAACGACTTTTTGCCCTTCCGGCCCGTGTGGCGTCTGGATCCGTCGGGGATCCGTGCGTGCACGAAAAAAGGCCTTTTTCTGCGCGCAGGTGACGGGGGAACAGCCCGCGTTTCAGGGGGTAAATAGCATTCCCTGAACGATGTTGCAGCGACACAACAGAATGGCTGTATTTCTCACGCTGAGCGTAAAAAAGACGTAAAAGCTTGATTTGATGGGGGTGAAAGATAAGGCCGTCAAAATCGCACTGAGGCAGCGAGAATATGTCGTCAGAGTTGCGGGGTTGCGTAAGCATCCGCCCGGCGATGATGGCTACAAGGTTGGAGATGTTGTGAAATTATCTGAAGGAATAACCAGCTTGCAGGAGAACCCGGGCAAAGTCAGAATAGCGGCAGGCATCAACTCAAAAGAGGATAATGTCATGAGCCACTTTAATGATTTATGCCAGATCAATCGTGAAGCTGAAGAAAAACGCGCTGAGGCAGCTCAAATTTTGCGGGATGAAGCGGCAAGGCTGATTGATTTCTATGAAGAATGGCTGGGGCTTCCATCCATGTACTGGGAAGACGATGATGGCGACCTGCACCGCTACGTGGAGACAGGCTTGCCATGTAAGACAGCGGCGGATTTTAGTCCTCTTTCAGTCCACAATATCGCATCTGCACCAGACAATATTTTCCGCATGGCCGTGCGAACCTGGGTTAAGTCATCTGACAGCAGCTACCCGGTAAGCGTGGTTATTGCACTTGAATTATATTCAGTAGATGCGGAACGGGTGTCTCTGAGAGTCCGGGTGGAAGACGATATTTCTGTTCGCGTATTTATCAATAAACCCAGCGAAGAAGCCTGGGGCGATGTTGTTATGCACATGAAAAAGCACATCGCTAATCACCTGAAAAAGCGAGCGCCATCAGCACTTCGTTAAGCAGAGCTGGAGAGTCGGGGCATAAATTTTTTATGCCCCGGCGAAGCAGCAGACAAGCGAAGCGCGTCAGGATATGGGCTGGGTGTCTAACAGTGCGTAAGGGTTAAAACGGATCACCTCTTCGCCCAGCCAGTCGTTGACGTGTTTCATTGCTTCCATGACGGGCATCAGTTCGTTAATGGCAAACACACGGGCTGCCTTCTCCACATCCCCGAATGACCCCTTCTCACCCGGCATGGCCCCCATCAGCTGCGGCGGTACACGGTGCACGGACAGCACATCATCACGCGATGCAGCCTTGACGTTCATGAACTCATCCTTTGCGGTGATTTGCTGAAACGGCAAAATCTGTACGCCATCCTTACCACCTCCCGCCGCGTGGATGAGCAGATTTTTAAACGCCCCGCCACCACGCGCGCTTTGCAGTGTTTCCCGCAGTTTTTCCATGCTTTCACGGTCAACCTGCGCCGCACCGATGTAGACAATACAGCCCGCGTGTGAGCCGTTATCGTAGTAGAGCTTGCGGAAGATATCGGCGGAATGTGACAGGCTGGCAGACAGCAGGCCGCCCAGGTAATCCGGCATCCCGTAAATCTCCTGGTTGATATCAGGATTCATCAGGTGGCATATCGTCCCCTCACGAAAGCGGTACTCTTCCTGTCCTTCCTGTATATACCACCATGATTTCATATCGCTGCCACGTCGCATGTATTTCGCCAGCGCCCGGCGCAGGGCCAGCGGTTCGCCAAGCATGTTGCGCCGCAGCTCAAGACAGGCATTACCGAACACAAACCAGTCCATCGCCACCCCGGCGAACTCCTGGCGGGACAGCAGAGGATGTGGAATATAGCAGCCCAGCAGCACATTACGTTTGAAGCTGAGCGCCGACTGGTGCCAGGACGTCTGGCGGGCAGCCCGTGCCAGTCCGTACCAGTCAACGGGCGTTTCAAACCACCGCCCGTTGTCGGCGCAGTACATGCTGTCCAGCAGGTCGGCCCCTGACAGCCGGTAAGGTCCTTCAAACGTGAAGGCACTTAGTGTCGGGTCGCTTCGCAGGGAATCCGCAAGGCTGCCCTGCGCTGCGCGGGCGTTCGTACGTCGTTGTTTATTTTTTCTGCTCATCAGAACTCCGTAACACTGAAGGGGGCGGCATCATGTTCACCGCCGACAGGTTCGTTGATAACGGCCAGCATGGTGGCCCATGCAAGATCGCCATGGCTTACGCCTCTTGCGCGATCTGTTTCGTAGGTGATAAATCCGGCCTGCGTTTTTGTTTTGCGTACCGCGTTAAAGGCGCTCACCAGTTCGCGCTCGCTGCGGTCGTACTCCCACCGCCCGGCGCGCATGAGCTGCAGCATCTTCAGAACCAGCGTGCGCTTTGATGACAGGGTGAAGGTGTAGGGAATGGCTGCCGGAAAAAAGCGCTTCACAATCTGATACACCGCATCCCCGTGACCGCCGGTTACGTCAATACCGATATGCTCAACGTTATAGCGAAAGGTGAACTCTTCAATCACCTTCGCCTGCGCCTCAAACTCCAGCCCCTGCACCCGCCGCGTCTCCACGGTGCGAAAACGCCCGCCCGGTACGGCTGGCGGCACCACCACGACAACCGCCCCGCTGTCACCGTTCCCGCTACTGCCGTTGGCGTCGTACCCAATCCACACAGGGCGGTTCCCCATCGGACGCGGTGCAAACGGCTTCCAGTCCGGCCACTCGTCGTATCCGTCAACACCGCAGCCAATCAGGATATTCAGGTTAAATGCCGATTCCCCTTCGCGAGCAAATTCACACATGTAGAGATTGCGGAACTCGTCTTCAGTGTTATTGCGCCGGATTTTGTCAATGTTGGTTAACGTCCATCCCTGACTGACCACATCTTCCAGCGTCACAATTTGCCGCCAGATATAGTCAGGACAGATAAGGCCGTTATGAAGCGCATTCCAGCTCACATCAAAATGCTGACGTTTATGAGTACGAAGCCCTTCATTCCAGTGATCGCCGTTCCAGTATGCATACGCCTCATGTGTTTCACTTGATGGCGTGGAAAAATAGGTACACCGCAAACCATCCAGCGTTGCCATAGCAGCAGCCACCTTGCGCAGCTCTGCGAAACGCCCCGTCCAGAAAAACTCATCAAAATACAGATTCCCTGTGTACGCTTGCGCGGTGGCCGCAGAAGTGCCGAGAAAATGCAGCTCTGCACCGTTGGAGAGGATGACTTTATCGCCCCCTTTCAGTTCCACATCAACTTCAGATGCAGCCTTCTGAATAATGCTTTTAAACTGGAGCGCCTGACGACGAGACGCAGACAAAAAAATCTGGTTACGCTGGTAAGGTTGTGCCACATCGTCACGCAGCGCCATCAGCAGCGCTTCCTGCGCAAAATACCAGGTCGCCCCAATCTGGCGGGATTTCAGGATCATCCTGTCAGTAATTCCGGCACGCTCACAGGCACCGATAGCATCAAGCCATTTGCGCTGGTGTCCGGCCAGCCTGTCGGTAATTTTTTCCCGCAGCGCCGCGATCTGTTCCGGCGTGAAATGATTTTTGCGTTTTTTCGCCCGGCCTTTCTTTCCTGTTGCCGTCTCATCCGGCAGACCGTCATGCAGCTTTTTAAGCTGACGGGTCAGCAAATCAATTTCCTTAAAGTCCCCGCCTGTTTTATTCTGTTTTTCCGTGAGCTGAATGAGTCGCGCATCCATGGACTGCGTGACACGCTGAACCGGGGGCGTCTCATCCCACTGGTCGCGTTTTTTCCACGAATGGATCGTGTTCTGGTTGATACCCATAAGGCGGGAAATTTCCGCAACAGGGTAACCCTGCCAGTACAGCTGGCGTGCCCGCTGGCGAACAAATGTATCCTGAATCATTTCTCCCCCTCATGTGATTCAGGCAGTTTACTCACCCCTTACAGGCCTCCTGCCATGCCCGGTGTTGTCGGCATTCGCTTACAACAAACGCACTTTGTCTGTCCCTGCCCCGTTTTGCCATCATGAGACAAACGATCATCACGAGGGCCCGACAATGCCTGAACAGAAAAAAACATCCCGTAAAACATTCCGCGTGGCCGTTTCCGGTCCCACCGCAGACGGTCGCGAAATCAGCGCCGCAGATTTGCGCGCGGCGGCCAGTAACTTCAACCCTGAGATTTACGGCGCACGCGTGAACGTGGAGCACTGGCTTTCACCGGTTCCGTCCAGTGAATTTTCCGCCATGGGTGATGTGACGGCACTGAGCACAGAAGAAATCACCGAAGGTCCGCTGGCCGGTCGTACTGCGCTGTATGCGGAAATCGAACCCACCGACCGCATGAAAAATCTGGTCTCCCGGGGTAAGAAAATTTACTCCAGTATTGAGCTGGCACGAAATTTCACCCCTACGGGCACCCCGTATCTTATTGGCCTTGCCATGACAGACACCCCGGCAAGCATCGGCACGGAGCGTCTTCAGTTCGCCCTGCAGCAGCGCCGTTCGGTCATGACCTTCAATAATCAGCAGACGGAAGCACCGATGTTCTCTGACGCCATTGAGGCTGAAGTGATCGAACTGACGGAGCGCCGCAGCGAGGAAGGTGCGCAGTGGTTTAACCGCGTGATGAACATGATTGGGCGAGGACGCAGGGCTGACGACACCCGGTTCTCCCGCATTCATGACGCCGTTGAGGGGATAGCCTCATCGCATGCCGACCTTCTCGACCGCTTCAGTGCACTGGAATCGCGCCATCAGGCAGACAGACAGAAAGTCGCCACCCTGTCCACTGAGCTGGCAGAGCTGAAAAACAGACTGCGCGGACTGGACGCTGATCAGAAAAGTCGTTTTACGGCAACCGGCGGGCAGTCCAGACAACTGGCTGACTACTGACAGAAATAACCACAAGAGGTGATAACCGATGAATCTGATCATGAGCGATGCCGCGCGGGCCGAGCTTTTTGCTTACCAGGCACAACAGGCAGAGATGAATAACATCACGATATCTGCGCTCTCCTCCCGCTTTTCGGTACAACCGGCAGTGCAGCAGAGATTTGAAAACGCATCAAAGGAAAGCCATGATTTTCTTCAGAAAGTCAACAGCATTGGTGTGACAGAGCAGAAAGGTGAAAAGGTACTCCTGGACACCACCGGGCCGGTTGCGCGCACGAACAGCAGTTATGACGGCACAAATCGTCGTAACCCGCTGAATGTGGTGGACATGAAAGCGCGACGCTATGAGTGCGAGCAGGTGAACTACGACACCTTCATCTCCTACCCTCAGCTTGACATGTGGGCCGGACACCCTGACTTCCAGCTGCGTGTGAGTCGCCAGATTGCCAGACAGGTGGCACTTGATCGCATCATGACAGGTTTTAACGGTACGCACCATGCGGAAGTCTCGGATATAAAAAAACACCCGCGACTTGAGGACATCAATAAGGGGTGGCTGCAGGATATCAGGGACCAGGCCCCGCAACGCGTCATGAAAGACGTGATGCTGACTGCGCGCAATATGGACAATTCGGTGGCATACACCGGCAGATACGCCAATCCCGATGCACTGGTCCAGGATGCACGCTCATCCCTGCTTGACGAATGGCACAAGGACGCAGACGACCTCGTTGTCATCATGGGGCGAAACCTCTTTAACTCCCTGCGCCTGCCGGTCCTGAACAGTATGAGCATGCAGAATCCGAATGCCGAACTGCTTGCCGGACAGCTCATTGTGTCAACGCGGACCATTGGCGGCCTTGATGTGTACCTTGCGCCATTTTTCCCGGCTCAGTCAAGACTCATCACCTCATTCAGCAACCTGTCGGTTTACTGGCAGAAGGGGTCCATGCGTCGTCTCATGAAGGATGAGCCCGAATACAACCGTATCGCCATCTATCAGTCCGTTAACGACTGCTATGTGGTTGAGGACCATGGTAAGTGCGCACTGATTGAGAATATCAGCTTTGCCGAATATGACCATGACGCGCCGGACTGGTACCGGGACGCCACAAAAGCACTGTCAGCGCAGGCTGAAGACAGGGATGCAGGGGAAGAGGAGGATTAACCATGCTGACACCGGCACAGGCTCATTTCCAGCGCGTGATGGCTTTACGGGCAGGAACGGCAGCAGAAAACGAGGATATCGTGGCCCGCACGGCTCATGAGCAGGTCCTTCACCGTCTGCGCCTGGCACAGCAACGCATAAAGGGCGTCCAGGCAAAAGCGGCAAAGGCCGCGCTCAAGCGTGAAATGCTGCCGGGTTTTGCAGGCTGGATAGACGGCACGCTGGAAGCCGACGGCGGACAGCAGGATGAGGTGATAGCCACACTCATGGTGTGGGCCGTGGACTGTGGCGACCTGGCGCTTGCACTGCGCATCGGGGATTATGTGGTTCGCCACAACCTCACGATGCCTGACAACTTCGGGCGTACGGCAGCCACGGTACTGACCGAGGAAATCTGCAACCCTGTTCTGACACAGGCCGGAACGGATGCACACGCCGATTTGTCCGGCTACATCGAACCGCTGGACACCCTCTGGCAAATTGTCGCGAACCGGGACATGCCCGATGAGGTCCGCGCCAAGCTGTGCAAGGCATGCGCCTTTGCCCGTCGTGGCCTGACCGATGCCGACAGCATGGCGGTGAGTCTGAAGCTGTTCCGTGAGGCAATGCACCTTAACCCGAATGCGGGGGTAAAACGTGAGATTGCCACGCTTTCACGGGCCCTGAAAAAGGCCGGACAGGATGAAGCCGCTGCCGCACAGGAGCCTGCGGCACAGAAAGATACAACCAGAGAACAGACCACGACGCCGAAGGCGAAAGCGAAGGCGAAACGTGGTTAACGGCTGACCCCGTCAGAAGGCGGCGTGCCGGGCGTTCCGGTTACGGTTTTCCGTTCCCCTTACACCCGGCACCCACCGCCTTTTTTTTCTGAAGGAGCGATTTATGAGCATGGTCGCAAGACCGGAAGCCGCCCCTGCACGGGACGATATCCCCGACACCGACGACGGCGACGCCACCATCACCGCCGGGGCATTCTGGCCGGAGATTGTGCTGCGGGAGCTGCGCCTTGCAGTACGCCTGCCGGGCCGCATCACCTCCACACGTCTGGCGCACGTTGCCACGGGAGCCGTGGCTCACGTCACGCGGGAGCTGGAAGAGTGGCAGAAGGCGCAGTCTGCCGCAGGGTTCAGCATCCTCGCAGAAGTGCCTGCCGCCACCATCAACGGTGAGAGCGTCAACGTATGGCATTACCGCAACGCCGTCTACAGCGCCACCCGCGCCCTGATTCTGGAACGCTGGCGGGATGTGGACACCACTGATAAAGGGAACCGCCGGGCTGACGCACTGGATGAGCAGATGGAAGACTTATGGCGCGATGTGCGCTGGTCCGTGGCAGATATTCTGGGTCGCCCCCGTCTTTTTGCGGAGCTGGTGTGATGAAAGTGAGGGCACTCCAGGGGGATACCGTCGATTTACTCTGTTTCCGGCACTACGGCACCACGCAGGGGGTGACCGCACAGGTACTTGATGCCAATCCAGGGCTCTGCCGCCAGGTAATTCTGGAAGCGGGACAGGAGGTGGAGATGCCGGAGCCGGAAAGGAAACAGCAACGCGAAAAGGTAAAGCTATGGTGACGGGATTTTTTCAGCGCGTCAGTGACTGGATCACCTTCTGGGCGTCAGTGACGGCAACAACCATTGGTGTTATGACCATCAGCGAAAAAATTGCGCTGGCCGGGCTGCTTCTGGGGTCACTTTCCGCCATCCATGCCTGGTGCCACCGCAGGCGTACGGAGCAGGCAATGAAGCGCCGCAATGACCTTATCGCCCGCATCCTGGCACGTTCAGAAAACCGCGAGCTTCACGACGGTGAGAGACGGGCACTGGACAGCGTGAGACAGGACGGAGAAGAGCGGTGAAACTGCCGGTAAAACGTTATGCGGTGGCGGCCATTGTGGCGCTGGGCGTCTCCATGGCACCCGGTGAACTGAGAACCTCACGGGAAGCACAGATAAAAATCGCCACCCGGGAAGAGTGCCGGGCGACACCGTACCGTGATATTGCAGGAGTAATGACCGTGGGATGTGGTTCAACAGGGGGCGTGGAGAACCGGGTTTACGGAGAAAAGGAGGTGGCCCGCCGCTGGGTGAATGACCTGCGGCACGCGGAAAACTGTATCAACCAGAACTTCAGCGGTGCCGCCATGCCCCAGTCCGCCTTTGAGGCGATGACCGACGCGGCGTTCAACGTCGGCTGTACCGGCCTGATGTGGTACCGGGACAGGAGCGGCAACCGGCAGCGCACCACCATCTGGAAGCACGCACAGGCGCACCGCTGGGTGGCGATGTGCGGGAGACTGACCGATTTTGTCAACAGTGGCGGACGCCGCTCACAGGGGCTGGTTAACCGCCGGGAGGAGTTCAGACAGTGGTGTCTTCGCGACACGGGAGGCAGCACATGAGACCGGTTTACGCCGTGATTGTTGCCCTCATGGTGACCACCCTGACGGCGGCGGCCATGTGGCAGTCATACCGGCTGGGGCGTGCCGGTGAGGCACGTGACGCCGCAGAGCAGCAGCTGGGCGAATACAGCCGGGCGCTGCGTGAGTCCTCCGCCGTTATCAGCGATGCCTCCGCCGTACTGCATGAGGTGATGACGCAGCGACAGAAAAGGGCACAGGAAGGAGAAGTCAGACGTGAACAGCTTCGCGAAATTGCTGCGACGGATGAGTGCGCCGGCACTCTTCCTGACCACCGTTTTACTGACCGGCTGCGCGAACACACGGAACGCGCCACTGCCCGCGCCCTCCTTCCGGTTCATTCCGGCGGGACTGACGACGGGAACACGGCCCCCGCCCTTCCCTGAACACCCCACCTGGGGAAATATCGGGATATGGAGCGACAGCCTCCTGGATGCACTGGAAACCTGCAACGCAGACAAACGGGCCATTGAGGCGATGGAGCGCCGGAGACTCAACCGACAGAACGGAGAGGCGCATGCTGAAAAGTAAATCCCTGAGCACACACATGAGTACAGCGTGCCGGTGGTGCAGGGCCAACCCGGAAAAGTTCACCGTGTTCATTGAACGTGGCGGGATAGAGACCACCGGCGAGACGCCGACGTTCGTGTACAACTACCGGCTGGTGATGTTCGTGATGGACTACACGGGCGATCTGGACAACCTGACGCTTCCACTGATTGTCTGGCTGGCAGAGAACCAGCCGCAGTTGCTGCTTAATCCTGAGCGCAACAACGATATTCAGTTCACGGCGGCCATTAACGACGACGACAGCGCGGACGTGCTGTTTGAGCTGCCGTTACGTGAACGCGTGCGCGTCACCCGCAGGGATGACGGCACCCTCACAACGGAACATCTGCCGGAGCCGAAATCGCGCATCCCGCAGGACGGCGACTGGTCGCACATTCTGGAGGATGTGACGTGGGAGGTGACCGGTGACTGACAGGGCTTTCACTGAACTGGACCGCACAATGCGGACCATCAGCAGCGGACTTTCCCCGCAGGCACTGAGCCGCATTGCCGGACAGCTTGCCAGAGAGCTTCGCCGCAGCCAGCAACAGCGTATGCGCGCACAGAAAGCGCCGGACGGTACACAGTGGGAGCCGCGCAGACGGCGCATCAGCCGCCTGCAGCAGCGTATCCGCTTCATCCGGAACAACGAAACCCGCACGCTGAAAAACTGGCATCACGACGTGAGCAGACACGGACGCACCATCACCGGCTGGGATGAGGATAAGGGAGGCCTGCGCACCTTCTACCGGGAGGATATCACCCGTTATCTTGAAATCAGCACCCGCCGCATCAGCCGCAACGCCACAAAGACCGTACCGATGTTTGCGAAGCTGCGCACGGCACGCTACCTGAAAGCCAGAGGCGATGCGGGCGGTCTGACCGTCGGTTATGACGGCGTGGCGGCACGCATTGCCCGCGTTCACCAGTTCGGGGAGCGCGACCGGGTGGCCGCAGGGGTGTATACGGATTATCCGGCCCGTGAACTTCTTGGAATAACACCGGCAGATGAACGGCTGATTGCCGACAGGCTACTGAACCGCATTGCGGGAGAAATATCATCATGAACGCGGAGCTTATGCGCCTTATCAGCAACATTATCAGAACCGGCGTGATTTTCGACGTGAACCCGCAGACCTGGGAGGTCCGGGTGCGCAGTGGCGGACTGGAGACAGGGTGGCTTCGCTGGAGCACCGCGCGGGCGGGCGCGTTCAGTGTCTGGGTGCCGCCAGCCACCGGTGAACAGGTGGCGTTCGTCTGTATCGGTGGTAATCCCGAAACCGCGATAATCATCGGCAGCCTCTGGAGCGATGATATCCCGGCACCGGGCAGCACACTGAAGGAAATCATCATGACAGCACCGGACGGTGCGGTATTCCGCTACGATGCAGACGCCGGTGCACTGGAGGTTAAGGGGATTAAAACAGCCAGCATTCAGGCCGACACGCGCATCACCCTGGACACGCCGGAGGTGGTGTGTACCCGCAAACTTATCACCGCCACCCTGGAGGTGCAGAACGGCGGCGAGATGCGCGGCAGCATATCCCACAGCGGCGGCAGCCTGACATCCAACGGTATCACCGTTCATACGCACACCCACGGTGGCGTCAGGACGGGCCCGGGCACCACGGGAGGCCCGCAATGACCGCTGTTTACAGGGGGATGAACCCGCAGGGAACCGGCACGCTGAGCGACAGCGAACACCTGAAAAACAGCGTGCGGGATATCCTGACCACACCGCCAGGCAGCCGGGTGATGCGCCGCGAATACGGCAGCCTGTTACCGGACCTCATCGACGAGCCCATGAACGACACCACGCGTTTACAGTGCATGAGCGCCACGGTGACTGCGCTGGCGCGCCATGAACCCCGTATAGCACTGCAGAACGTCGATGTGAACTGGCGGGCTGGCGGACGCGCCGTGGTGACGTTATCCGGCATCATCACCGAAACCATGCAGAACATCACATTCAGTATCACCCTGAGGGAGTAAATCATGCCTTCCGTTGACCTGTCACAGTTACCGGAACCGGCCATCATCGCGCAGCCGGATTTTGAGTCCATCCTGGCAGACATTAAAACCATGATGGTGAGCTCCTTCCCGGAAGAATACCGCGCCGCCGTCACCCGTGCCCTTACTCTGGAATCCGAGCCATTGAACATCATTTCCCAGGCCATGGCTTTTCGTGAAATGCTGCTTCGCCAGCGCATCAATGAAGCCGCCCGCGCCTGCATGCTCAGCCACAGCCGGGGCAGTGACCTGGACAATCTGGCCGCCAACAACAACACCCACCGCCTGGTCATTCATCCGGCCACTGATACCACGGAAGCAGTGATGGAAAGCGACACATCGCTGCGTCTGCGTGCCCAGTCAGCCTGGGACGGCCTGAGTGTGGCCGGACCGTCCGGCGCGTATGAGTATTTTGCCCGGAGCGCAAGCGGTCTTGTCCGTGATGCGCGCGCCATCAGCCCGTCACCGGCCACAGTCACCGTCTCCATCCTGTCAGCAGACGGTGACGGCACCGCCGGTGAGGCGTTACTGAACACGGTGCGCACCGCCCTGAATGCCGAGAACGTGCGCCCGGTTGCCGACCGCCTGACTGTGCAGAGTGCTACCATCGTGAACTGGGAAATGGAAGCGAAGCTGTATTTTTATCCAGGGCCGGAGTCTGAACCCATGCTTGCGGCCGCTGACGCCGCTTTCCGTGCATGGCTGGCAGACCAGGGCCGTATCGGTCAGGACGTGGCCCTGTCAGCCATCACTGCAGCGCTGCATGTTCACGGTGTCCAGCGCGTTGAGGTCATAAAACCCACGCAGAACATCACCATCAGTGACACTCAGGCAGCCAGATGTACCACATTCAGCATCAGCGAAGGAGGACGCAATGAGTGACAGGAAAAAAACAGACAGCGCACAGCACAGTACATCACTGCTTCCACCGTCCGCAGGGCCATTCATGCGCGCCACAGAGGCGACAGGAGTACGCATCAGTACCATACCGGTGGACGCCGACACCCTGTGGTCGCCGGACCGCTGCCCTGCTCACCTCCTGCCCTACCTTGCATGGGCATGTTCCGTTGACAGCTGGGACCGCAACTGGCCGGAAGAGACCAGGCGACAGGTGATTCGGGACGCATGGATGATACATCGCCACAAAGGGACCATCAGTGCACTCCGCCGCATCGTTGAACCACTGGGCTACCTCATCCGTGTATCAGAATGGTGGGAGTTTGACGGCTCGCCCGGGACCTTCACCATTGAGATTGGCACACTTGAAACCGGAGTAAGTGAAGAGGTGCATGAAGAAATGGAGCGTCTGATTGCCGATGCGCGCCCCGTCAGCCGCCACCTCGTGGGGCTTAGTATCATCCAGGAAATACACGGCGCCATTTACGCCGCTGCCGCAGGTTACGACGGCGACATCATCACCATTTACCCGGAAGACTGAACCATGAGCACGAGAAAATTCAGAACCCTTATCACCGACATCGGGCTGGCAAAGCTGGCCGCAACAACGGCGCCTGGCGGTAGACCTGTACGCCTTACGCACATGGCTGTAGGGGACGGCAATGGAGAGCTTCGTCAGCCGCAGAAAAACCAGACATCGCTTTACAATGAGGTCTGGCGCCAGTCTGTCAACCGCGTCTTCACCGACCCGGAGAACCCGAACCGCCTCATCGCCGAACTGGTCATTCCTCCTGAAACCGGCGGATTCTGGGTGCGTGAAATTGGTGTGTTTGATGATACAGGTACAATGATTGCAGTAGGAAATACCGCTGAAAGTTACAAGCCCACCAGAGAGGAAGGTTCAGGGCGGGCGCAGATATTCCGTGCAGTAATCACCGTCACCTCCGACGCCGTGGTGGAACTGGTCATGGACACAACAACAATTCTGCCGACCACGGACTACATTGATGAGAAAATAGCGGAACACGCACGTTCCCGTAACCACCCTGACGCGACACTGACAGAAAAAGGATTCACCCAACTGAGCAGCGCCACAAACAGCACCTCTGAAACACTGGCCGCCACACCGAAGGCCGTCAAGGCTGCATATGACCTTGCAGCCGGTAAAGCACCCGCCAGCCACACCCACCCGTGGAATCAGATAACAGG